GCCTAATTTACTATTAAAGTATTCAACAAGTTTATAGATATTTTTAGCTTTGTCTGCTTCTGCAGCAATTACAATAGAATCAAAATTCTGTTTATGGACTTCATCCAAAACAAAAATTAGCTCTTCGTCTTTTATATTTTTAATGGAAACGTCTGGAGGATTAGCGATAGTCTCTTCGCTAAAGTTTAAGATGACGGTTTTAAGTTGTGGTACTTCTTTCAGTACCGATCTAAAGCTCTTCATAACATCCATTAAAATAAAAGTGATATGATGTATTTATATAAGTTTAATGCTATGAAAAGGGAAACACCTTGGGAATACCGACAATTTAATCAGTATTCCCAAGGTGTTTTAGGTCTTGGGGAGTTAGAAAAAAGGATTAACTAACTCTTGGTCTATTCCGTGGATCTACATCCTGGGATAGATTAGCTTGCAAAGAATGCTGGGGCACCCTTTTGTCTATACATTGACATAGTACGTTTTGAGCGTGAATTTGACTCTAACATATAAATGTTTTTGTTGTCAGAACCACGGCGTGCTAAAATAGCATAGCCTTCATCACGCATTTCAGCAATACGTGCTGAAACTGTTGCTCGTGTTGTTTTAGCAATCTTAGCTAGTTTAACGCTAGAAATGCCATTGTCGTTTGTACGTAACGCATTCAAAATGATATCATATTTTGACATAACTACTCCTTCGAAGTGCTGCTTACTAGGTGCCTTTTTTGTCGCAGCGTTTCCAAAAAAAGCATTTAAAAATGAACTTTTAATAACCATAATTTTCCCCTAAAATAATATACAAAACAACCACTAATCCTATGATAGAAGTAATAAAAACTAAAGTATCACCTAAATGAGATTTTCTTTTAGGACCAAATACTTCTTGATATTGCTCATCATCCCACTTGTAATCATACATAATAAAGCTCCCTTTTTAGTCAAATAAACCAGGTCGATTCAACATTCGATCAGCAGCATGATACTTAACCATGTACTCTTTAAACCTTGTTTCAACCCACTCTCTTGCATCACCCTCTTTACCACTTGCAACATCATATGGAATTAAGTGCATTGCACAGTAATATCCAAATAGCATGACATAAAGTAGATATGACATATTCCCCTTACTGACAAACTTGTCAACGTCTTCTTTATATCGATCTACAATCCTAACTAATTCACTCATTTTTTCTTTTCAAAATAAGTTTGACATTCGACACACATAGTAACTCCAGGAACAGCAGCTCTTCGCTTCTTAGGTATTTCAACGCCACATTCTTCACAGTGGCTTAGTCCTGGACCTGTTTTAATTTTGGATCTGATGTCTGCTACAGCATTCATGTGTAGATGAATAGCATGAAGCTGACCCATTTCAGACTCTTCTAGGTTTTCGTTCTGGAAGCTTTCAACTTCCAGATTTTTGTTGTTGTTCATTGATGGCCTTTTTTTGTTGTTCTTCTAACCACTCTTGGTGTTCTAATTCTTGTTGGTGAGCCCAACCCTGCATATCATTATCATCCATGATATTCCTCAACTAGCCTACCGATGAGGTTAAGGTTGTTTGAAGCCCATTGATTGATTTGTTCGATTGGAATTTCTGAGATAAAATCTGCGTCTGCTTGATCCATAATGTATTCCCTAACTGCGCTAGGGATATGATCATGATCTTTGAATAACATCACTGTGTTCATAATAAGCTCCTTTTTTAACTTACAAGGACATTGTAGAGGAATTGTGACAAAAAGTCAACTATCTAAAAAAGTCCTTACAAATCAAGGAGTTAATCTTCTTCGTGATTTATAACATTATCTGCCATGTTAGCACTGAGGCTCGGGACTGATTTCTTAAATTTTCCAGGTTTAATCTCGTCATTCTTGCGATCAACAAAAATAATGCCAGCTTTTTCAAGTTCTTGAATAGTAACCTTTGCGCCCAATCCTAAGCCTATTCTCCAGCCTAGTTCATAAAGTAACCAAGCGAAAATAAGCCAACCTAAACTCATTGCTATCCACATACAGTTCTCCTAGTTCTTTTCCATGACGGTCACATATGGTAACCATTTGTGGACGTTTTTCAATACTCTATCGTGTACAGGCTTCCATTTTAAACCCTTGAACGCCTTTCTATAATACCCGTAGCTCGTTAAAAGTCTTCGCTTTTCAATTGTTCGTAATACTTCATAGGGATCCAAGTTTGAATAATGATACTTTATTTCCATGGCAATGTCATGTCCAAAAGTATCCATTTCATCAAACATACTTAAATATTCTAAGTGCTCTTTTGCAGCACCAGTTTTTCTGTGATTGATTGGTTGATAATAGTCGAATTTGTAGTTATCAGCATCGCGTCTACTAAATTGACTTTTGTGAATGAGTTCGTGTTGTATTGCTTGAGATATCACAAAAAGAGTGTGGCGGACATTAGTGCGACTCCAGTTGAAATACTGACCACCCTTTTCACTAAATTCTAAGATCATTTCAATTGGAAGATTTCTACGGTTCCAATAATAGAAGGCCTTAATCCAATAATCTTCTGCTTTGAGTTTTGGGTTTTTCTCCCAAAGAACTATAACACCAAATGGTTTTAACACCTCTTGCAATTGACGGACAATAGTCGACTTTCGCATGTGGCCTTTCCATCGATCCTCAAGCGCAAGTAACTTTTTATCTATTTTCTTAGCAAGATACAAAGTCCCTCCCTTGTGAATGTTATTTGAGGCCATCTGTTTTATTTATAGTTTAAATGAGCTGAAGTCCTTCTTTAATTTATCGCTACCAAAACTTTTATCTTTGTCACTTATTGTAACTTGACCGCTTTGGCTGATGTTAGTTTGAGCATGATCTTCTACGTCATAGAGCTTCATTTTTGCTCTATCGACTCCGATCACAAATTTACGATTAGTCGTAGGATCATTATATCTATTCTTTAACTGTTTAACCATAAACTGATTAAGCTTTTCTAATTCATCATCAGTCATAATAGCAAACATAAAATCTACTGTTGCAGGAAGACCAAATGATTCAGATGTATCAGTTAGATCAACATCTGAGTTTGCATAGCCACCTCTTGTTGTTTGTGTAGCACTTAAGATAGGTACATTAGATTCAACAGCCAATCCTCTTAGTTCTTCTGCTATCGATTTAATGTAGGTGTATGAATTAACTCCAGCTCCTTGCTTCATTCTTGAGCTAGTACAAATGTTTAAGTAATCAATAATAATAACATCAGGATGGAAGCTTTGTTTTAAAGATAACTCATTTAAAAGAGCTTTAAAGTGACCAACATGAGCACCTGCAGTTGGATATTCTTTAATGATCAAACGACCTTGAGTCTTAGCTTTGATCTTTTCCATTCTATTTTCATATAGGTTCTTAGGTAGATCTTTCAATTGATCCATCTCTAAGTTCATAAGATTAGCATCAATACGTTCTGCTATTCTTTCTTCTGCCATCTCCATTGTAATGTATAGAACATTTTTATTCTGAGCAAGAGTTGATGCTGCAAAGTGGCACATGAACAATGACTTACCAACACCAGTCCCTGCTAGGACTACGTTAAGAGTCTTGTTAGGTAATCCACCATTTGTGATTTTATTAAAGTAATCCAAATCAAAGGGTACTCGAGTTTCAACCTTATGGTAGAAATCATATCTACTATTGGCATCATTAATATAATCGTGGCCGACATGATTATCAAAGCTGACGGCAAGAGCTTCTTGCAAGATACTTGGAAGGGCTTCAGTATTATGTTTTTTGTCACGACCGTCAATGATCTCAATCGACTTAAGTATGGCATTATAAACCGCCTTATCTTTACAAAATTTTTCTGTTTCTGCATTCAACCATTCTTTATTAGAGTCTGATTTCTCTAACTCAGATAGTAATTGATTCACATCTTTAAATGCTTCTTCATTAAGATTACTATTTTGTAATGAGATCGTGAGAGCTTCTTTGGTTGGACATGCATTATATTTGTCTATGAATGTCTTAATTGTTTTATATAAGACTTGATCTGTTCCATTAAAGTATTCGTCTTTAAGGAATGGAGTTACTTGACGCATGAAGCCTTCATCGAAGACTAAATTTTGTAGTATGGTTTTTTCTATTCTATCCATTGTTTTCTTTTAGGATTTCGTCAAGTATAACTGACATTATAGGTCTTAATTCAATGTCGGTCAAATCTGTTGGATTGTGAACAATCTGATAGTTATATTTGACTCTAAGTTGTGATGCTTCTTCAACAAACCCAACATTTGTATATCGATAAACAAGACCAGAAGCGTCGCCATCTAAGATAGCGACGTTCCAAATATCATCTAGTGGATCTTCAATCAGTTTGTATGTTGGTATCTGCGTCGGCGTAGTCAGACTTGATATCGTCATCTTGGATATCCTGTGCCAAGCTTCCGTGACTGATTTTGTAAGTTGTCTCAACATACTCTCTAAACTCCTTTTTGCTCAAGATTGGTAACCAAAAGTCTTTTGTATAGGTATCTTTAACTCTATACTTCTGATCAGACCCTTTATGTTGATACCAACCGTTAGATGGCTTCTCAACAAATCCTCCATTAAGAGCTACTTCAAGAAGACCTGACCACTTACTGATACCACCTTCATAAGTAACTTCAATTGGTATCTTAGATTTCTCTCTAACATACCGACTCTTCTCAACATTAATAATAAAGTTATAACCAACAACCTCTGTACCTTCTTTTTCTTGTTGACGACCGATAATAAAAATATTATCAGCTGAATAGTATGATCCAGTTCCACCACCAACAATATCTTTAGGATACATTCCAATTTCTTTATATGTATGATTAACAACCACCATTGGAATATCTTTCAATGTTAAGTGTGGTGTTACCATTCTGAATAATGACTTAAGTTGTTTAGCACGACTCATATCAGCAACAGACTTTTGTTCTAATGAGTCTTCAACTTCTTTCTTAGAAGCTAGGTTACCAATAGAATCAACGATGATCATAACGTGATCGCCTCGTTCAATGTTAGTCAATTGAGCCATAGCGTCATGCTTAAGTTGCTCTACATCTGTGATCGGTGTATGTAATACCTTTGTTGGATCTATACCAAAACTCGTGAAATAACTTTGTGGTGTACCAAATTCCGAATCATAGAAAAGAACGACAGCATCTTGATACTTGTCCAAATAGGTTTTAGCTAACATTAATGCGAACGCTGTCTTAAAATGTTTAGATGGACCCGCGAACATAGTAAGGCCTGGAGTTAGGCCACCATCTAAAGAGCCAGACAGCGCCACATTGATCATTGGAATGTTAGTTTGAATAACATCCTTTTTAGTAAACAATCTACTGTCTGATAGAATATCAGTTTCTCTAATTGTGCTATTCTTTTGAAGCTTTGCTAAAAGACTCATACGATCTCCTCAACAACACCAAGAATTTCTGCTGCTATTAATAATCCACCAGCAACAAAAAATTCAGAATTCATAAGCGCTACTGCAGCAGCTATTCTCAACATACTCTTTACTAAACTAACATTAAAATGGTTCATATTATTTCAACCCGTCAATAATTTTAATTTGATTAATTAAATCTTCTAAAGATGTTAAAACCATGTTTCGGTTTTGATAGGCATCATTTTCATCGTAACCTGAGTACTGTAATGTATATCCATTGTCTAACAGACTTACAGAAAAACTTTCAACATTCTTCACAATTTCTTTCTTAGCCATTTTTTTCTCCTATATGAATAATCCTGCTAATGATGCTTCTGGTTTTGTCTTCCAACCCATACCTTCGATAATACCATTGAGTGGCTCAATGAAGCTTTTATCCCACATTGTATCATAATCAACATACTCTTTCAAGTTAAATTCTGTCGGTAGTTTACCGATAAAACCTATACAGTTTTCTTTGATTGGATTTGGGACTTTGAGATAGAGATACTTAATTTTGTCACCTTCTTTAATCGTCTCATACTTACTTGTAAGTTTGTATTGATTAATGTAATGATTATATAGTAGAGCTGCTCTAACATGGAGAGGTGTTCCCTTACCATAGATCTCTACTGATTGATACTTGTTAAGATTACTAACTCCTCTTGGGAATGCAATCTCTTCTGATGGTAGCTTGTCATACTTAATTCTAGCTTCTTTAATATATTCTTGCAATTCCAATTCATCTTTAGTAATAGCTACCCTTACAGCTTCACGAAGTGAATCTCTAATCGCTTCTGGTGTTGATGATCTTACAATCTCAAGACCCATCACTTTCAATTCAGGTTCTTTTAGTCTCACACCTTCATTATCAAATACATTTAAGGCATATCGTTTCTTAGCAACCCAGATCCCACGATCAGCTATAATCTCTCGCTTGAATGTAATCTTAGGTTCATAAGCATTCATATAAGTTGCAAGACCATTACATGCTTTGTTAATCTCTTCTTCAATTTTATCGTTACATATCTTAACTAATACTTCTAAGATTTGCTCTTTAGTCTTACCTTTGTAGAACTTATCTACTAAAGGTTTAAATGTAATGTAACAGGAGTCTGTATCTGAGTAGAAGCTATATTGATAATCTTTTGTTTGACATACTTCATTGAGATACTTATTAAGAGCCTTGCCAACTGTTCTAATAATAGTTTGACCAGTCATCGTAATACCTTCTGCAATACGATCATCAAAGTATCTAAAGTAGAAGTTTGCCATAGCACCAAATAGTGAATTAAGTTGAATCTTACGTGCCATCTGGAAATTGTAATATCGACTGATGTCGTTTAAGTATTGAGGCTTCTTAGTTTCTTGATATAGTCTTTTAGCTTCTAATTGTTTCTTCTTATAGATCTGACGATCATCAAATAGCTTTTGTACTAAGACTGGGAATGCACCTTTCCTATCTCGTCTAAAGTGATATCCATTAGCAGTCATAGCCATGTCTTGATCTTTTAAGTGACTAAGGTCATAAGATCTATCTACTAATTCATCTACAGTAACAGGAGCTCTATAATCTCCTCTCAGATCCACAATCGTTTCAGGACTCATGTTATATTGCATAATGATAGATGGATATAGAGATGTGGCATCAAAGGATACTACCCAATCATACTGACCAGGCTTAGGATCTTGAACGAATGCACCTTCGATCGTTCTATCAATACGAGACATATAAGGTGTTGTCACTTTCAATACACCACCCTTATTAGGTCTTTGTGTTGGATGAACGATAATGTTTTGATCCCACAACTGGTTACAAAGATTACAATCCCAAAGTCTAACACTACTAAAGACATCAACGAAGCAAGCCTTAGCATCATAAGCAAGAGTGTAGACTAATTCTAAGAGCTTCATCTTATCATCAAGCTGAACAACTCTTTCAGCGTCAATGACGTTATAGTCTACAAACATCTGCCAGTCTTTTGTATACCATTCTTTAAATGTGTCGTATGGATTTTCTAACTTACCAACACCAAGCTCTTGCTTACAAATGTAATCTAGCTTGTAGCTTTCTTGAGCCGAGTATGTAAACTTCTTATAAAGATCAAGATAGTCTAATGTAGTAACCCCAACAATCTCGTAGGTTGGAAGAATTCGTTTATTAATCTCAACCTGACGATCTTTTAGAAGTCTCCACGGACTTAAAACCTTAGCTGAGTTCTCACCTAAGATTCTTTGTGTTCGATGAATGATGTATGGGATATCGAAGAAGTTGACATTCCAGCCTGTTACAATATCTGGTTTAATTCTATCCCAATCTTTTAGGAATGCGTTGAGTAGTTCTATCTCGTCTTTCGCATGAACGTAAGTATGGTTTTCTCGTGTGACGTTATATGGCTTCAATCCGTATGTGTAGATGTGTCTTGTTGACATATCCATTACAGTAATAAGTTGGATTGCTTCCATTGGATTATCAATATTAGGAAATCCGTATTCCGTCGATGTTTCAATGTCGATAGAACATGTTACTATTTCATTAACATTAAAGAGGATTTCACCAGAATAGTTTTCTGTGATGTATTGATACTGGAAGTTAGAATTACCGTAGATCGGTTTATTCTCGGCGTCGCTATATTTCTTAATGTGTTCTCTTGCATCGGACATGCTATCAAAGAAGATAGGCTGCAATGCTGTTCCAAATAATGATCTATAAACAGTGTGACCACTATCAGTTTTGCGTTCAAATAGGGTTGGTTTGTAGCTTACTTTCTCAATAAACCGTTGACCATTATGCACCCCACGAACAAGGATATTATCGTATTGACCATAGATGTTTGTGTAGAACTTCATGAATAAAGGGTACTTTTTAGATAAATAATGATGTTGAGTACCTCTATATTATAGCTTGTTTTTACAAACTATCAAGTCTTAAAGAATAAAAATGGATATTTTTCAACTAATTGCAGAAGTCGGTTTTCCTATAGCAGCAGCTTGTGCTGGTGGCTATTTTGTATTTTTAACATTGAAATTCATTTTAGCTGGAGTTATGAGTTCGATCAAGGGATTAACAGGCATTATTAGTGCCTTGGATAATCGTGTTAAAACTATGAACCACGAAATCATTCGAATCGATATGTTGGTTAGTAACGCGTTAGGAGTAAGACCAGACGTTGATCGTATTGCAAGAGCAGATGGAAAAAACGACGCAAGAAAGGATTAACATGGATCACCTACCATTAGAAGAAAGACCATTCACGCAACAAGCAGCTTTAATGGCAAAACTAAGTGAATTGGCTTATAAAGATATAAGAGATGTAGAAGAGAGTTTTGCACAACTTGGATTCAATGCACATTTCTTTGACGTAAATGGATCACAAGCATACTTACTTACAAATGCTCATGACTTAGTAGTTGTTTGTCGTGGAACAGAACCAACAGAATTTAAAGATATCAAGGCCGATCTTGATGCAAGAATGGTTCCTAGCTCAACAGGAATTGGTCATGTTCATAAAGGATTTAAAAGCTCTGTTGATAACATTTGGCCAGGCTTGAAAGAACAATTAAATGATTATGGTAAAACAAGACAAGTTTGGTGTACAGGACATAGCTTAGGTGCTGCAATGGCAACACTGTTAGCTTACAGATTACAAAGATCAGTAGATTGTCCAAACCCTAAGGCACTATTTACATTTGGTAGTCCTAGAGTTGGAAATAAGAAATACGTAAAAGAAATTGAAAGTATTGGACTCCTACACTATAGATTTGTGAATAACGCAGACATAGTAGCAAGAGTGCCACCCTGGCCATACAGACACTTTGGTGGAATGTATTATATGAACCACTGGGGTAACCTAAGAACGATTTCGTTTTTACAAGTAACTCAAGATGTATGGCGTGGTTTCATTAAAGGTGTAAAGAAAAGAGAAATTAACTTCTTTAGTAATCACAACATAACTAGATATTGGCATAACTTAAACAACTGGGCTAATGGTGTTGAAAGACAGCAAGATGACATTTAAAGAATGGCTTTTTGCTGGTGTGTGTTTTGCTTTGTTTTACTTAGCAGTAAATGAAATTAATTATAAACCTGTAACAATAGAATTGAAAGAAATAGAAGTGCATGGACATAGTAGAAATAATTAATAAATATGGTTTTCCCATAATAGCAGCTATTGGTGGTGGCTATTTTGTTTATTACGTATGGGTTTGGGCTACCAATGAAGTAGATCCAGTCTTAAGTGAAGCACATACAACATTGATTGCACTGATTGACCGTATACGAATGCTAGATAATGATTTAATACGACTCAACCAAAAGATTAACATTGTAACAATGCTCAAGGATTTGGAAAATGAAAAACTTCACAAGCCTACTAATCATCCTGATAGGGATTAATCAGGCTCATTCCGCTCCTCTTCAAGATTATACATTTAAAAGTCCGTCATTCAACGGCAATGGCTACTCTAGTCATGTTCTTACTTTAGAGAACCAAGAACGTACTCGTAAAGAAAACATCAAAAAAGAAATTCAAGCTGGGTTAGATAAAGCTAAGAATGATCAGAACAATACTAACGTAGCTAAGTTTCTTAACAATTTAGAAAGTCGTATCTATGCTCAGATCAGTCAAAACTTAGCAACAGAGATGTTTGCTGATGGTGGAGCTACAAGTGGTACATTAAATTTTGAAGGTAATGTAATTAATTGGACAAGAAGTGGTACTGAAATCACTTTGAATGTCACTGACTATGTTGGGTCAACAACAACGGTTTCGATACCTTTAGGTCAATGGCAATTCTAATGTACAGATTACTAATTTTATTAGTACTAATACTACTGACTGGCTGTGCTACAACACGAGTAGTTACAGGACCAGATAAGCCTATAGAAGTGAGAAGTATCATGCAAAAAGAGTTTGATACTTTACCTCCTCCTACAGGAAAACCTATTACGGTTGCTGTCTATACCTTTGCTGATAAAACAGGTCAGCGTCGTCCAGCACCAAATTATGCTAACTTGAGCTCAGCTGTGACTCAAGGCAGTGAAGCTTTTTTAATTAAGGCTCTACAAGATGTTGGTAAGAGTAAATGGTTTGAAGTTGTTGAACGAGTTGGTATTGATTCTTTAACAAAAGAAAGACAACTGATTCGTCAAATGAGAGAAGCATATGAAGGCGCTAATGCTAAACCTCTAGGACCAATGGCATTTGCAGGCATCATTCTTGAAGGCGGCATTACTGGATATGATACTAGTACAAAAAGTGGTGGTAGTGCATGGCGTATGTTAGGAATTGGGCCACAAACTCAGTATAGCGAAGATATAGTAACAGTAAGTTTGAGAGCTGTAAGTGTTAATTCAGGAAAAGTTTTAGCAGCTGTTAATATACAAAAAACAATATACAGCGCAAGTGATAGTATGGCTGTATTAAAGTTTGTGAAAGATGGCACACAAGCCTTTGAAATAGAAAGTGGACTTACCATCAATGAACCAGGCACTCAAGCAGTGAAGGCTGCAATAGAAAGTGCCGTAGTGGAGTTAATTAAAGAAGGAAGCAAAAAAGGTATCTGGGACTTCTCCTACGAACCATTGCAACCACAATAAGGAGTAAAAATGTTTAACGCATTTAAACTTTTTGTAATGGTTTTATTATTCAGCATTAGTGCATTTGCTGCTGATAATAGCATTTATATCGATCAGAGTGGAGATAACAGTACCATTGATGTAACCCAAACTGGTGCTGGTAACGTCATTAGAGGCATACAAGGAGTTGGTACAGGAAATACAACACCAGCTAAAATGTATGGTAACAATAGTACTATTGACATCCAACAAATAGGTTCAACAAATACATTGAATCTAGGTGTTAATGTTAGTACAGCTACTGGCCGTGCATATGGTATTGACTTAACTTACTATGTTACTGGTAATAACGCTACTGCTACTATCAATAGTAATAACGACGGTGCAGGAACATCTGCTTCTAACTTTATCGATGTTCGTCAAACTGGTAACAGTGCTAGCATTAACTTAAACATGCTTGGTAGCAAAAATAACTTTACTGCTGTAACTTCAGGTGGTGCAAGCAATGCTATTACAGCAACTATTAATGCTGATGAAACAGTATCTAATATCAGTATAACAGGTGGCGGTGGTAATACTTTGACACAAACATTATCCAGCAATAAAGGTCGTATTGATCTTACTACTGTTGGCGCAAGTAACACAATCAGCTTAACTCAATCTGGTGTTGCTGGAACTAATGGTCATGCTCTTACCTATAACCTAACTGGATCTAATAATAGC